GCGGTTCAGGTCGCCGTAGACGTTCTGCAGGTCGCCCTGCAGCAGCGTGTCCACCTGATCGTCGGTGAGCGGATAGGACCATCCAGCGGGCAGCGGCGCGGCCTGCAGGTTGTGCCCGACGCCCACTGTCGGAATGCCCTTCGTGTCGGCATACGGCGTATAGCGCACGCCCTCGTCGCGCTTCAGTTCGACGATGAGCTGCGCTTCGTTCTCAGGGTTCATTGATCACCTTCTTTCCGTTGTTTCGGATCAGGTAGAAGGACTGGAGGCCGATGTAGAAAAGAGTCGCTACGGACACCAGCGCCGCCAGATACCAGTTCAGGTCGTGGACCGTGAGCCATTGCCACCATTGGAAACCGGTGGCGCCGACTGGCGGTGCCGACTGGACAACTGCCTTTGCAATATCGTTTTTCATCCTGCTTTCCCCGTTTTCGTTGATGGTCTCTTGTGATCAGCGCGGAATGATGTTGGCGGTCGGAGAACCGGAATAAGCGACTGCAACCGAATCTCCAGGGGACAAAAGGAATAAGCCCGCCCCAAGAGATGCGCCGCTATATACAGACAACACTGTCGCGCCTCTCGTTATGTTCACTGCGGTAACTGTCCCGCCCTGAATCTGGTAGTCAACGTCATATGCGTTGTTATTGACGTATTGAGTTGCGCCGCTCGGAGACATTGCGACCGGAGAGGTACCAAGCTTCGATTTTCCATTGATTAGCGTGCCGGCACCGTTATCCGTCACGTTGGCGGAAGGAATACCGAATATCTGAGTTCCCACACAGGTTGAGCTGACGCTTATATTGCGATTCGGTGCCAGCCCCTGAACGATTGCGCCTTGGCAATAATCCAGCGTGATATCGAACCCGCCAGGGACAACGCCATTAACGAACGACCCCGAATCAATGGTGATACCCGTATGCTTGGCCGCTACACCACCACTGCCGTCGAGAACCTGAATCGCCCGAGCGGTAATAGTGAGAGAGCCATTGATGATGGGGCCTATCTCGACACCGTAGAAGGTCGAAAAGAAGTTTCCGGCAGTGGCACCGACATTGAACAAGCTGACGATCGCGCCGGTCGCGTCTTGCGTGCCAGCAACAACCGCGCGGTGCACGATGCCGCCGCCCTTGCCGATCTTGATGTTGTGATAGTTGCTGTTGCACTGGATAAGCGCGTTAGGCGCGTGTCCAGATGTGAACCCGGTCGAGTTGATGAAATCAACCACGACATCGGTGATGGTGTTGTTGGCACCGTTGGAGCCGTCTAGCGTCAGAAGCGGGCCATAAAGGCCACCTGAATCGACGAAGTCGAACTTGATATCGCTGATCTGCTTATTCTGCGTCGGCTGCATGAGCCACCCAGCAGTGCGATATATCTCCTGATACGGAATACGCATATGGCTGCTGCCATACATAATCCCCGCAAATTGGCAAAGTCCGTTGTTACCTTCGATCGAAAGTTTTTCAGGGAAATGACAATAGTCGACCTTAAGGGGATCGGTTGGCGTTCCCAATTGCCACATCCATGCCATCGCCGTTGTCGCGACGAAGCCGCCGGGCGTGCGAAATTCAGTAGCCTGTTGCGGCGAATTGATGATGATCGGGGCATCCACGCGCCAACGCGGCCCCCACACGTCATTGCCACCGATCTGGAATACGGTGGCCCATGGATCAGTTGCGGCCGGCTTCGGGAAGACCACAATCTTTCCCAGGCCGTTCGTGTTCTGAATGCCGCGCGCGCAAAAAGCCCATTTCGTCGATGCATCCGTCCCATCGAACCAGGAAACGTCGATTTCACCCTTGTTGATGATGACCGTCCCGGAACCCTGGAATATCACCTTCGACGGTGCAGATACCTCGCCATTGATGGTGAGCGTGACGCCGGTCGGAACGGTGATCACGCCACCCATGAAAATGAGATCCGACGTGATCGTGGTATTCGTCTTGATCAGATACGCCGACGGGCACGGCGTTACAAGCAGCGGCGTGACGCCAACAGTAAATGCCGCGGTATCATCCGTTACGCCGTTACCGACGGCGCCAAAGTCGCGCACATCGTAAAAGTCGGTGATCCGGTTATAAAGCTTCGAACCGGATTTGACATTTGAATCGTCGACTGTGCCAATCGCGATCGTCGTTCCGATCTTCACCGTGACGGTCTGCACACCCACGGGAATCGGAGTGGTGAAGGTCAGCGTCGTGCCATTCAGGGATGCGATGCTGTTATCGGCCTGATACGCTGCGTCGAAGAAGATCCACGTGTTTGTTATCGAACCCGCGCCTACGGAAAGTGTCAGCTGAGTGGTCGTGCCAGGCGTAAAATCTGTTCCGGCGATGAAAACGTCGTCGGTCATGTTGCCGACCAGGCCTGCATTGGCGTCTTCCGTGATCTGATCCCAGATCAGGTTGCCGTCGACGTCATAGACCACCTGGCGGTAGACACCCGAACCCCAGACGATCGCTTCACCGGCCGCATCGAGAATCACCGGGTTAGTGTTCAGGATCGTCTGCGCGGGGTCTTGCCATGTGCTCTTGAAGGTGCTGGTATTCGGGATGTAGAAGTAAACCGAGCCGCCAGCGAGCGGCTTGCCGTTCCCGTCGAGGAACTGCTGTTTTGCATTCGGCAGTAGCGTGGCCGTCATTTTTTTCGCCCGATAGCGTGACAAAGGAGCCTTCCGGCTCCGCCTGTCTCTGCCCTCGGGAGACTCTTTAACGGGCTGCTGCCGCCATTTGGGATGGCTAGACCATGACTACCGGCTTGCTGGCTGAGATCATTCGATCGCACGCCGTACAGCTATGCTTCATCGCGCTTCTATGCGTGATCGGTTTCTGCCGGGGCTTTATCGAGGCGTTTCGCGCCTCATTGCGAGCCCCGGTTGTTGCCGATCGACCGCAACCCTCCATTGATGACGGCTGGGTAAAGCAGACGCTGCAATCCGACGCTGCTCGCGAATGGGAGCGCACTACTGGATGCACCGTTGAGCGCCGGCGCCGCGAGTGACGGATTCAGCAGCAGCCTTGCAACCTCGTTCTGGATTGCTTCGTTGTGCGTATTCATCAATGCGCTGATGCCTGAACCAAGCCGCGCGCCTACAGCGCCACCCACCGCCGCACCAGGCGCACCCGCGATGCCATAGCCCGCCAGCCCTCCCAGTGCCCCGCCCACCGTCCCCGTCGGCAATTGAGAGGCGAGCGCCCCGAGCTTGCCTGGCAACACCTTTTTGATCATCTGCTGAGTGGCGAGGTTCTGTGCCGTGCTGGAGCCGGCCGATCGCCCAAGCCCCGTATTCGAAGCACGCATCAGATCGTCGCGCACCGAGATCAATGCGGCCATCTTTTCCGGGTCGGCCTGCAACCCCTGCTTTTGTAGCGCTTTCAGCGAGTTTTGAACCTTCGCCAACGTTACGTTGCCACTGGCATCCGTCAGGTTCATACCTTGCAGAATCTGGAGGCTCTGCGCAGATCGCGCCTGCATTTCAGCCTGTTGCGGTACCGTGATCGGCCCCATGAAGTTGCCTGCAGCGGTACCGGGGACGGCAACGCGCGCACCAAGAGCCTGAGGGTTTGCCTGCCGAAGAGCGCCCATGATTTCGTCATTCGCCTGCTGCATGGCAGCCTGTGCATCAGGCGCGAGCGCTTTACCGCTGTTCAGCGCGCTTGTAATCGCGGTCTGGATATGGCCCAGCGCCGCAGGACCGAGATTCGATGGAATGGGGGCGGCCCGATCCGCATTGACCGAATCGCGCAACATTGAGAGCGCACTCAGCTGTTGCGGTGTCACAGACTTTGCTGCGTTTATTCCCCTTTCAGCCTGCTGCGACTGAATCGACTTTATTGCGGAGTCCAGTTTGGATGGGACGATCGCACCGGTAGCATCGGTCAGATTCAACCCTTGAAGCGTCTCCATCGAGTTGATAGGCGCTGACATTTGCGCGTACGTCTGCCGCGCCTGCTGATAGATGGGGCTTTGCGAATCCATCCAGTTGAGCAGATCGCCCTTCGTGCTATTGAGCGCAGCCTTTTCGTGGCCGATGATGCCGCCGGTTTGCGCGCCGGACGAAATAATGTCGTCCAGTCCCATCTTGAGATAATTCAAGCCGCGCCCTGAAAAGCTGGACTGTTGCGCGGGAGTGGTGATAGAAAACGCGGGCTGACCTTGCGCATTCAGGATTGTGCTCGGCGTTGTCTGTGCCGGCAGATCGACGCCTACTTTAAGCGGCTGACCGGTTTCGTTCGCCAGTTTTTGCGCCCGGGCGAGCGCCTGCTGCATGGAAGGTCGTTGCAGCAACGCGCTGAGCTGCGGATCGACTTTGAACGTTTGGGCGTTGGCCTGCGAATAAAGCGCATTCGCCATCGTATCGCGCGCTTCCCGCGCTGCGTCGAGCGCCTGCGGTGATCCGGCAATCGACTGGTATTCTGCAACCCGCTGGGCAGACAATGCGTCGCGTGCGGCCTGAAATGGATTGCTGCCGTTTGCATCTTGCGCCGCTTTCTCCGCTGCTTTCAGAACCGGTGCCATCGCTGGGCGCGACAGAATTGAATTCAGCGTTGGCGTCGGCATCACGCCGGCGCTGGAAACCGCGCCGCCAAGGTCGCCCGCGATTTGGCGAAAACCCGCCTGAGCCGCGTCCAGTTCCTGAGGTGAGCCAAGCGCATTCTGAAGTTGGGAAATCCGCGCCGCGGCGTTCTGCTGCTCTTGAGCAACAAACGGATTCGGGTTGATATCGCGGATCGTTCGCTGCAGGGTGGCAATACCCGGGTTACCCGTCGCTTCAGCTAGCGTGGGAACCGATCCAGGCACAATCTGAGATATATCGACGGCGGTAGGGCCGCCCCGCGCGGCTTGCGAAACGATATCCTGTGCGAGCGCGCGCTGACCAGCGCCGGTAAAAGGCCGCACAACCGACCCCACAGCATTGCCCACATACCGGCCAGCCGCGGTGGCTCCAGCTACGGCGGCCGGCGTCGCTGCGCCGAGCAGCGAGCCGATTCCAATCTGTCGCAGCTTGTCCGCAGCATAGTCCTGACTGTCGGGCGAAACTGGCGAGACAGCACCCATTGCGGCGCCACCCGCCGCGCCGCGTGCCGCAAGCCCGAGCAAACCGGTGCCAACCGGCGCGCCGATGACGAGCGGCGCGGTAGCTGCCATCGAGCCGCCGATTTCTCCAGCGCCGGTGGCAATCGGATGCGCCGACTGATACGGCGCGATCTCGCCGGCACCGCGCGCGAGCCCCTGATTCGCGTCGTTCACCAACCAGTTGCCGACCTGGTCTAGCCCGACCGCCTGCGCGCCATGCCCGAGCAGTTGCTGCGCACCCAGCGCGGTTTCCTGCACACCGCGCCCGAGTCCGGCAGCGAACGACGCCATGCCGCCCGGCTGGGTTGCTGGTGCGGTCGCTGGCGTTGCAGCAGCAGGCGCGGCCGCAGGTTGTTGCGCGGGTGCTGCGCCCTTCGTCAGCGACGCGAAGATTGCATCGTCCGACTGCGGCCCCTGCTGCGCTTGCGCCGGCGCGCCGCCCTTCGAGAACTGCGCGAAGATCGCGTCGTCGCTTTGCGGCGCGCCGGCCTGCACGGTCGGAATGCCGGGGAGCGTTGAAGGCTTCTGGCCGCCGAGTGAGCTGAGGATCGATTGCGAATAGGGCGTGCTGCCCTTCTGCACGTTCGGTGACCCAGCACCCTCGTTATAGGCAACGAGCGCCTTGGACGGGTCATTGAAACGGTCCAGCTGCTGCCCGAGATACCACGAACCGACCGGGATGCCGATTTCCGGCTTCTTCAGGTCCTCCATCGTGTATTTCGTGCCGTTCGCCGCATTGAAGTCGGCAAGCGCCGGGCCGCGTACCTGCATCAGCCCTGCGGCACCCCCGCCGCCGCCGGCCGGATTGAACGCGTTCGGCTGCCCGTTCGATTCCTTGCCGATGACCGCATTGATGAGCGCAGGATCCAGGTTGTACTTCTGCGACGCAGCCTGAACGATTGCGGAATAGTCGGCCATCACTGCCCCCCCGGCATCTGGATCACACCGCTACGCACAAGGTTGCCGAGGTCGGCCTTGAACTGCGGCAGCGTGCCGTCCTTCGTCTTGCGCGCGATGAACGCCTGCTGCTGCTGCGGATTCATCGACGTGAACACGAACGCATCCGGGTTGACCGCCTTGTTCCACTGCGACTGCCACTTGTTGAACTGGTCGGTCGTGAGGCCAGAGTTCTGGAACGCATAATCCTGCGCCGCGCGCATCTTCTCGCCGGCGATCGTCTTCGTCAGGATGTCGGCGTTCGCCAGATTCGAGATTCCCGGGTTCGCATTGCCTGTCACCGCGGCATTCAGGCGCGCATCCGTGCCGGTGCCAAGCGAGCCCGAGACCGACGAAGCGTAGTTCGTCAGGATCTTCTTGTACTCGTCGTAGCTCGCGATCTTCGAAGGATCGGTCACGCCCATCGCCTTCAGCGCATCGCCAAGGCCCGGAGTCGCCTGCAGCGCGCTCGCAAGCGTGTTGCGCCAATCGGTGCCGGGACCGGTCGTGATGTTGGAAAGCTGGTCGCGCGCGGTCTCCAGCAGGTTGAGGCGCATCGGCGCATCGGCGGCGGCGTCGTGGAGCGATTGCGCGGCGGTGTTCGACGTGCCGGCTTGCGCCGCAAGAGCCGTCTGCTGCCCCGGCCCGAGCGCGGATAGCGTGCCGGGACCGGCTGCCCCTGCTGCACCGCTACCATCGTTGCGGCCCGTGTAGCCGCCCGGCGCGCCCGCTGCGCCGTTCTGCATCTGCAGCCATTGCTGCGTCGTCACCTGACGCTGCGAGCCGTCCGGCATCGTGATGGTCTTCGGCGCCGCGAGGTCTGCCGCAGTCATGCCGCGCGCGACGAATCCGTTCGGCGTCATGGCGCCCGTGAGCGCATTGCGGTTGAAGAACGCGGTGCCCTGTCCAGTATCGGCCGTCACCGCCTGCGGCATGACCGCCTGCAGCTTCGCCTCGCCCGACAGCGAGTTGATCAGGTGGTTCTGGATCCACGAAGCCTGTCCGGCGGGATCACCTGGAATCGACTGAATCTCGCGGATGCCCTGATCGAGCGGGAGCAGACCCGACTGCACCGCGTCGGAAATCTGGCCGGCGATCTTCGTCGACATATCCACCTTGCCGATGTCGGGATCGACCGCGAGCGAGCCGATCATGCCGCGGATGCCCTGCTGCTGCTTCAGCGCAAGATCCAGCTTGCCTGTGTCGTATTGCAGCTGCGAGTTGCGCTGTTGCGCGATCTGGCCCATGAACTGCGGCAGAAATGCGCCGGCGCCGTTCTGCGCGGCAAGCGACTGCAGCTTGTTGAAGTCCACCGAGCCATCCGGGTTCACCGACTGCGCGTAGGCCTGCGAGATGGCCTGGTTCGCGCCGAGCTGTAGCTGGTTCTGGCGCAGCGAGAGCAGGCCGGCCGCCGTCTGGACCGGTTGCTGGATCGATTGCAGGCCAACCTGCGGAGCCTGCGCCTGAAGGGGGATGGAAGGATCGAGCGGCATGGGTCACCCGTAGTTGGCCGGATTGTCGAAACCCGAATACGCGTTGCCGTAGATGCTGCCGGACGGCTGGTTCAGCAGTGAATACAACAGGCCGCCCTGCGCCGCCGAGCCGAGCCCGGCGTTGATCGCGTTGGCGCTTCCGATCGTGCCGGCCGCCTGCGCATTCGCCCCCGAAGTCAGGAAATTGCCCGCCGTATTGGCCGTCTGCAGCCCAGCGTTGCCGACGCCGGCTGCCGCGTTCTGACCAAGCCCTACAAGACCCGCCAAACGGTTGTACTGGTCGGACATCGTGCCGTAGTTCGTCATGAAGTTCTGCAGGGCATTCTGGTATTGCTGCTGGTAGGTCTGATCGGCAAGCCCGGTTGTGTATTGACCGATGCCCTTCAGTTGCGCGCCAGAGAGGTTCAGCCCTTTGGCCGACGCCGCGTTATCGACGCCCTTCAACCCCTGCTGCAGTGTGAACTGGTAGCCCGGCGTCTGTTCGAGCTGCTGTTCTGTCGGATTGAACGAAAAATTCATCGCACCGAGATTGTTCAGCGTTGACCCCAGGCTCGGGATATACCCGGTCCCGAGATTCATGTACGGCTGCAGGTTCTGCTGCATCTGCTGGAACTGCTGCCATTGCAGTGCCGACGCATTGTTCGCAGCCGCCGCCTGCGTATTGGCCGCGCTGGATGCGGCATTGGACGACATGGCCGAGCCCGCCACACCTGCGACCGCTGTACCGATGCCCACCGCTGCTGCAACCATAGATCACCCCTCAAAGCCATTTTTCGTGGATCGTTTCGACCGGCGCGAACCCTTGTGCGCGGAACAGCGCGCCGGCTGCCGCCTCGAACTGCACCTTGTTGCCGACCGCCCAGCGCTTGACGCCGCGGCGCCGCAGTTCCTGCTCGGTGAACTGGAACATCTGCGCGCCGATCTCCAGACCGCGCCGGCTCGGCTCGACATAGAAGATGTCCGGCGAGCAGGTCAGGCACGACTGGTAGTGCAGCGCGGGCGCGATGAAGCACACGAAGTACGCGGCGATCTGCCCCATCTCGCGCCCGATCACCATCAGCAGCGTCCCGTCCGCTTCGCGCGCGCGGTATGCCTCGACCTGCGGATCGAGCGGCACGCCATGGTCCTTGTGCGTCGAGATTTCCGCGTAGTGCTTCTCGAGCAGTGGCCGCATCTCGTCATAGACGCGGCTGAACGGTTCGATGTCGAAAGTGATCATCGCGAGGTCCTGATATCCACCACCATGCTGATGCGGTCGGACGAACTGTTGTTCACCACCGAATGCACCTGGCTGTTGTCGAACCAGAAGCAGTCGCCCGTGGTCATGCTGATCTGCTCGTCGCCGCACTTCAGCACCGCGCCGGGCAAGCCCTGCAGCACCACGTGAAAGCGCGTGTAATAGCGCGTCTGTTCAGGCGTGTCGGCGTGCTCGAAGATGCGGCCGCCGGGCACGATCTTGTTGATCATCACGCGCCCGAGGCGCTCGCCGGCCACGCGCGCCATCAGGTTCATGACGATCGGCCGCGCTTCGTGCAGCAGCTTGTACGGCGGGTAGTCGACCGCTTCGTACTGGTCGTACCCGGCAAGCTGGTTCTTCTTGTACAACTCGATCTGCTCCTCGGTCAGGCCTTCGACCTTCTCCGGGAAGCGCAGCATGATCGTTTCCGTCTCGCCAAACGGCCCCTGCGGGTAGTGGCGAAGGAACGTATCCTCCTTCCACAACTCCGGGCGCCGTTTGATGGCGAGAACAAGCGGATTGACGTCCACGCCGCTCGCGAGCAGATGGAAATTGCGCATCAGCGGATACCGCCTACCTGATACGTCTCGGCCGCCGTCGGCGTGATGCTAGCCGCCGTGTTGTTCGAGAACGTGATCGCGAGCGTGTTGGCGGCGCTCACGCGGCAATTGACGATGCCGAGGCCGGCCTGCGAAGTCGGCTTCGAGACATAGACCACATCGCCCACTGCGATGCCGGCCAGCGTGAAGGTCTGTTCTGCAGTCGTGTTCGCCGCCACTGCAGCCGGCGAGATCGTCAACGCGAGACGATAGATCTGCGTCACCTTGTCGCCGGGCGTTCCCTTGAAGGTCAGCGATGCGACAACCGGTTCGTCCGTTGCAGTACCGAGATAGTTGGGCATTTCAATGCTCCTTTACGAAGGTGATCCAGAGGTCTCGTAGACGCCCCCGGCGATGGTTACTGCGGTTGCGGTGCCGGCCAGCGCCTGAAGCGTCATGCCGGGGTCCAGTTGCAGGCCGATCGCCTGCGGCGGCACATACGTCTGTCCTGCCGCCAGTGAGAACCCGGAGAGAATGGTGGTGGCCGCCGTTGCGCTACCTCCCGAAGGAACGCGAAAAAGCGTCACCGGTACCGGGCTCGCACTGGTATTGGTCAACGACAGGTTGTTAATCGTCGCGGTCACGCCTGCGACCGCCGTGTAATAGGCAGCAGCGCTCGTCGTGAGTTGCGCCGCCGCGATCGCTTTCGGAATCCGTTGCATGGGCTACCTCGGCAAAATAGTGACTGTCGGCGCTGCCGAATACGTCACCGTCACCGCATCGCCTGGGCTGAGTTCGACGATCTGCGACCCTGGTGCGAGCGGCAGGACGGCTGCGCCGCGCTGCATCGAAAGCGCTGACACGGTGCCCCCGGTGATATGGAACCCCTGGCGATAGCTCGCCGTGTAGGTCGACGGCGATGCGCCAAGCGTTACCGCGCCGGCCGACTGCGCATAGCCGGTATCGGCAGCGGGTGCAAAAGTCGACTCCGACAGGTACTGCGCGGGCACCACCGGCGGGAACGCCATTTCCATCGAAAACGCACGCTCGAAGCCCGATCCTGCCGGCGAAAACAGTTCTTCGAGCGCGAGAACATCCGCGACGGTGAGGCTATTCGGGGGAATGCCGCTCGAGCCACCTGAGCGTCGGAATAGCTGGATCAGGAACAGGAACCATGTTTCGGTGACGACGCCGGTCTTCGGGTCGACGAACGGCACGTTGACCAGCGGCACATCGGTCTGGATCGTGGAGGTAGGCGGCGTGCTCATTGGTTGTTCGACTCCGCCTGTGTCCATGCCCCCAGCAGCGCGGTCTTCGCCGGCGCCGACCATGACAGCTCGAACACGCGATCGCGCGCCATGCCGAGCCGCTGATATTGCAGCGACGTGACGTATTCGCCTTCCATGCCGAGGCTGATGCTGATGGCGTTGCCCCACGACTTGCCGCGCGTGTCGCTCCAGCGCAGGAAAACCGGAACCGGGTCATACGTGCCGGTCCCATTCCCGACTTCCATATTCGCGATGAACTCGCGATAGCGCATGCGGTCGCTGTTGTCGTCGACGCTGTGCATGAACGAGCGGATGCGCGGGATCGGGTTGCCGTTGTCCGTGTACGCGTTCACGTCCCACAGATACAGGTTGCCGTTCTCCCAAACGCCCACGATCGGCATGCCGTAGGCCGACGCATAGCA